GCTGCCTCGCCGGCGACTACGACCAGGCGCCCGGCTTCATCGAGCACGTCGCGGACATGCTGCGCCAGCGCGAGGAGGTTCAGCCATGACCCCGGCAACCCCGCCCGTCACCTCTACCAGATACAGCAGCTTACCTGGGATCTTAGGGGATGGGACTATGATGTCGGACGGTATCGTCGTGCTTAGCAACGGCTGCGGCATCATCTGTGCACTAGCGGCGCTCGCGATCATCATTGGGCTGCTCATCTGATGGGCCTTCACCAATCACCGCAATCATCGAAGGGGGGAATGATGCCACGCCCATCACAATCAATGCCCGACGACTTTCACCTACACGCAAACAAGGAGGGCAACCTAAAGCTCCGCAAGCGCTACGGCGTAGGAGGCTTGACCATCGAACGCTGGCGCCGTCAGATAGGGGCAAGCTACACTCCGCAAGCTATGCCCAAACGTCCAACACGTCCGATCATAGCACGCAAGGCCAAAAAGCGCTGGGCGATGCAGGAGCAGATCGAGGACATCGACGACGGCTTTGACCTCGGGCGCTGCGTGATGAGCGGTGGAGCGGGGGGATGGTAGCCACCTTCGCGGATGACATGGTAGAAGAGCTTCTACTGCGCACCGAGAGGGGCGAGCCGCTTACCCGTATCTGCACCGACAGCAACATGCCTTCGCGGGCTTCGGTGTATTCGTGGATCGAGAGCGATGAGCAGTTTGCTGGACGTTTCCGCGCGGCGCGCGCGAGAGGTGTCCATGCCCTCGCGGAGGAATGTCTGACCATCGCAGACGAGCCTACGAACGATCCGGTGCAGGTCGCCAACAAGCGGGTGCGGATCGACACTCGGCTAAGGCTGGCGGGCAAGTGGCTGCCAAAGGAATACGGCGACAAGCTCGACGTGAACTACAACGCGGAAGTGACGCATCGCCATGACCTCACTGGCTATACCGCCGATGAACTCGACACGCTTGAAAAGCTTGTCGGCAAGACTCCCGACGTTGCGCGAGATCCAGGCGGAGAAAGCCCGCAGAAGCCTAGCCGCCTTCACTAGCTACACGAATCCGGACTACATCCATGCTCGGCATCAGGTGCTGCTAGATGAGCAGTTAGAACGCATTGAGCGGCGCGAGATCGACCGCCTCATGGTGTTCATGCCGCCGCGGCACGGGAAGAGCGAGAAAGCCTCCAAGCGCTTCCCGTCATGGTATCTAGGCCGGAACCCCAAGCACCAGATCATCGCGGCGAGCTATAACAGCGATTTGGCTACCGACTTCGGTCGCGAGGTGAAGGGGATAATCTCGTCACCTGAATTTGGCGACGTGTTCAACGGGGTTGGCCTGAAGGCCGATAGCCGCGCGTCGGATCGCATGAACACGAGCCAAGGTGGCGCATACTTTGCAGTCGGCGTCGGCACTGCCACCACGGGGCGCGGGGCGCACCTCGGGTTGATCGATGACCCGCTGAAAGACCGCGAAGAAGCCGATAGCCAGACGCAGCGCGACAAGATTTGGAACTGGTATCGCTCCACATTCTACACGCGCCTCATGCCGGGCGGTGCCATCGTGCTCATTCAAACTCGCTGGCATGAGGACGACTTAGCCGGGCGCTTGCTGGAGCAGGATGGCCGTGTAGAGGATGGCGGTCAGTGGACCGTGCTGGAGTTGCCGGCGATCGATGCGGCCGGCGAAGCCTTATGGCCCGCATGGTTTCCTGTAGAGACGTTGAGGCGCATAGAAGGTACGGTCGGCCCACGCGAATGGTCTGCGCTATTTCAACAGCGGCCCCAGCCCGACGAAGGCACCTACTTCCAGCGCGACTGGTTCACCGAATGGACGACGCTCCCGCCGCTGAACTATTACGGCACCAGCGACTACGCCGTCACCGATGGTGGGGGTGATTATACCGTCCACCGCGTGTGGGGCGTCGACAAGGACGGCGTGATCTACCGTGTAGGCGGATGGCGCGGGCAATCGACCTCGGACGTGTGGATCGACCGCAAGATTGACCTGATCGAGAAGTGGAAGCCGCTCGCATGGTTCGGTGAGGCTGGCGTGATCCAGAAGGCGATTGAGCCGATGCTCCGCAGACGCATGATGGAGCGCAAGGCGTTCTGTCGCCTCGAATGGCTATCGAGCATCAGCGACAAGCCGACCCGTGCGCGAGGCTTCCAGGCGCGTGCTGCAATGGGCAAGGTGCGGTTTGAGCCCGGTGCCGACATCAGTGAGTATCTGATGTTTCCAGCGGGCAAGCATGACGATGATGTCGACACCGCTTCGCTGATTGGTCGGGCGCTGGATGACATGCACCCGGCGATCGTGCGCGCTGCTGCTGTCAGTCTGAACCCGCCGGCTGGCGACTATCGTCCGCGCAGGACCGAGAACAGCGCTAGCGCATGGGGTTGACCTAAACGACAATTCTCCCCGCTATGCTTGAACCCCGCCCCGAAGATGAAAACCGCGACGGCATCGTCCTCTCGGGCGAAACGCAGACGCTTCCCGAGTACATCAAAGGCACGCCGCCTCGTATCGAGGAACTGAGGCGCAGAGCGGAGGAAGCCCGCTCCGATGCCAAGGGGCGCCGCATCAAGTCGAAAAAGGCGCGTGCGTATTACGACGGCCCTGGCCAGCTTGATAGCGACGTGCGGCGCGTGCTCGACACCCGCAAGCAGCCGGCGATCTATACCAACCGCGTACGTCCGGCCGTCAACGGCATCTTGGGCGTGCTGGAGCAGGGCCGCAGCGACCCCCAGGCATACCCGCGCAACCCTGACGATCAGGACAGCGCCGATGTCGTGACGAAGATCTTGCGGTTCGTGGCGGATCAGAGCAACTTCGGCAGCATCAAGCTGGACGTAGCCGACAACCACTTCGTCGAGGGCTCTGGCGCGGTGATCGTCGAGATGGACGGCGAAGAGATCACGCCGACCCAGATACGGTGGGAAGAGCATTACGCTGACCCGTTCAGCCGTCGCCACGACTTCATGGATGCCCGCTTCCAAGGCATAGCCAAGTGGGTCGACGCGGACATGATCCGCAAGAGCGAGCGCTGGAAGGACCGGCTGGCACAGATAGGCGATCCGCTTAACGGGGCGACCGAGGGCCTTAGTTCATCCACCTATGAGGACCGCGGCGACAATGGCGCGGGATGGATCAACACCACCCGGCGCCGTGTCCTGCTGTGCGAAGAATATGCGCTTGAGGAAGGCGAGTGGAAGCGTCTCGTCTACATCGGCTGCGGCGTTCTGGAATACGACACCTCGCCCTATCTGGATGAGAAAGGACGCCCATGTAATCCAATCGAGGCGACAAGCTGCTACGTCGATGAGGATAACGGGCGCTACGGCATCGTCGATGACATGATCCCCATTCAGGATGAGATCAACGCCAGCCGGTCGCGCTCGCTGCATCTCATGAACTCGCGTCAGGTGACGTTCGACCCGAACTCAGGCGGTAACCCGGTCGACAGCGACATCGCCAAGCAGGAAGCGTCCAAGGCCGATGGTGCCCTGCCGTTCGGTTGGTCGATCATCCAGACCTCGGACATGACGCAGGCCAACATGCTGCGCAATCAGGAGGCCAAGGGCGAGATCGAGCGCATGGGGCCGACGCCTGCCGTGCTTGGCCGTAACGAGGGCGCGTCGCAGTCGGGTCGCGCTCGACTCGTGTCGCAGCAGGCCGGGCTTACCGAGCTATCGCGCCCGATCGGGCGGTTGAGCGACTGGGAGCTGCGGGTCTATCGTCAGATCTGGGCACGGGCGAAGCAGTTCAAGACCGATGAATGGTTCATCCGCACGACTGACGACACGCGCGCCCCTGAGTTCATGAAGGCCAATCAGCCAGTCAAACTGAAGGACGCCCTAAAGGCTGCCGGCGAGGGTGATCAGAAGGCGCAGCAAGCCATTGAGCAGATCATCCCCGCCAATGTCATGCAGGCCGCAAAGGCTGAAGACCCGGAAGCAATCGCGATCTTCCAGCAGATGACCCAGGCTTATGGCGAGATGACGGTCATGATCCGCAACCGGATCGCTGAGATGGATGTCGATATCATCCTCGACACGGTGCAGGACACCGCCACGCTCGCTCAGGAGGTATGGGCAGAGCTAGTGCAGCTGGTCGGTCAGGCTGGTGGCCTGGAGGCGGTCTACAGCCCTGCATTCGAACTGATGATTGAGGCATCGCCGCTAGCCGACAAGACGCGCGTGATCGAACTGATCAAGAAGGGGCGCGACGAGCAGCAGAACAACCAGGTCCAGACCCTAACGCAGCAGGTCCAGCAGTTGCAGGAGCAGCTACAGGCCAAGCAGCAGACGACCGAAGCACAGGTCGGCGCCGATGTTCAGCACAAGCAGGCGCAGGCCGCGCTAGCCGGGGCAAAGGCGCAGCAGATCGGCGTCGAGACGGAGAAGTCCGCGCTCGATGCGCTGATGGCGAACCATCTTCAGGAAGAACCGCAAACAACGCTTTGAGGCGTGTTGCCAATCTCGGACAATAGGCTCGCGCCTATGCCTGAATAGGCGTGTCCGAGTTGGGAGCGCTCGTAATCTCTCCCCACGCCGCCGGTGATCGGGCGCTGCGTATGTCGCCTACGACACAGGCGAGAGGGGATACACATGGCGGATTTTCTAGAGGGAATGCTGAGTGACAACGCGGGCGAGCCCGCCGACGACACGCCGCAGACCATCGAAACGCCGGTAGAGCCACAGGTCGAGGCCCAGCCAGAACCCGCAGCCGAGCCAGCACCGGAACCCGCGCCAGAGCCGACGCCCGAACCTGAAGCGCCCAAGGAAGACCAGCGAGTTCCGCTCGCGACGTTTCTCGACAAGCGCGACGAGGCCCGCGAGCTGAAGCGACGGCTGGAAGCCTACGAAGCCCGCGAACGCGAGCAGCAGCAGGCCCGCATCGATCCCTTCGACGATCCAGAGGGCTACGCTGCCAGTCAAGATCAGAAGATTGAGCAGCGCCTTACGCAAGAGCGGTTCGCCTTCAGCGATCGGTTTGCGCGCAAGGAGCACGGCGCAGAGGCAGTGGATACGGCGGTGAAGTGGGCGCAGGAACGCGCCCAGAACGACCCCGCCTTCGCCATGAGCTACATGCGAGAGGCTGATCCCGTCGACTGGATTGTCCAGCAGCACAAGCGCGACGCGCTGCTGTCGGACATTGGTGGGAATGTGGATGACTGGTTCACCCGCGAAGCCGCCAAGCGAGGATATGCAGCGATTAGCGCGCCCGTTGCGGCAGTCCCTGTGGCTGCTGTCGTTCAACCGGCGGCAAAGCCAGCCCCGCCCCCAAGGTCGATCGCATCGGAGCGCACCGACGCTACGCGAGTGACCCCACAGGGCGACAAGGATGGCTTTCTCGCTTCCATGTTAGGGAAGTAAGAAAATGGCAGAAATTCAGCTGGCCACGGCGCTTGAGCGTCAGGAGTGGGCCAACAAGCTCAGCTATGAGTATGTCCGTGAGTCCGGCCTCAAGCCGTACATGGGCACCGAAGACAGCTCGATCATCCGGCTCGACTACACGTTGGTCGCGACCGCAGGCGATACCGTCAACTTTCCGCTTATCCAGCGCGTCAAAGGCCGCGGCGTTCGTGGCTCGGAGATCCTGAAGGGCAACGAAGTCGACATCGGCCTGGCCAACACCAAGGTCGTTGTGGACTGGATTCGTCAGGGCGCCAAGCTGCCCAAGTCGACCACGTTCCGCACGGCGCTCGATCTCTGGACGGCCTCCAAGACGCAGCTTCGTCAGTGGTCCTCGGAACTGCTGCGCGATGACGTAATCCTGGCGTTCGCTTCGGTGATCGTTCCCGGCACGCTCGACGCCAAGGGCCTGCCCGGCACCGATCAGCAGGTGATCTACTCGCTGTCGACCGCGGGGCAGCGCAACACGTACCTCGCCAACAACAGCGACCGGATCGTCATGGGCAACGCCCGTGCGAACACCGTGTCGGGCAACTGGGCAACCTCGCTCGGCACCGTCAACACCACGACCGGCCAGTCCTCGGCAGCGCACGTCCGCTTGCTGAAGACCATCGCCAAGGCCGCTGGCAAGACGGCTCCGGCTGGCAGCACCACGGGCTTCACGACCAACATCCGGCCGTTCAAGTCGGACATGACCGCCGGCCGCGAATGGTACGTCTACTTCGTCGGCAGCCGTGAGTTTTCGGTGCTCGGTCAGGACGCAACCATCGTCAACCTCAACACCTCGTCGCGTCCGCGCGAAGCTGGTGGCGTCGACAGCAACCCGCTCTTCCAGGACGGCGATCTGATGTACATGGGCGTCGTCATCCGGGAGATTCCCGAGATCGATGATCTCCTGCTGCTGACGGGTGCCGGTGGGTCGGGTGCGGACCTCGCGATGGGATTCCTGTGCGGTCAGTCGGCTATTGCGGTCGGCTACGGGCAGAAGACCCAGGTCGTGGAGGACCGGTCGGAGGACTACAACTTCCGTCCCGGCATGGCTGTCGAGGAACTTCGCGGCGTCGCGAAGACCAGCTTCGGTGGCGCTCAATACGGCATCGTGACTTCGATCACCGCCGTTCCCGCTCTGGCATAAGGAGGGCCTGACAGATGGCTACGTTCAATTCGCTTCAGATGACGCCCCCCACCTATCCGGTGTCGGGGCCGACCGGTGACGGCCGTTCCGTTCAGAGCGCGCGCGGGGAGTTCAACCTCGGCGTGCAGTCGGCGGGCGCTGCTGCGTCCGGCGATGTCGTCCGCATGTTCCGCGTGCATCGTAACTTCCGCGTCAAGACCGGCTTCATGAAGTGGGATGCGCTGGGCGCGAGTGTGACGATCTCGCTGGGCGATGCTGGCGATGCAACCCGCTACTTCCCTGCCACATCGGCAGCGACTGCGGGGCAGCTGGCGGCGCTCGACGTGAAGGGGCGTGACTTCAACAACGCCGGCTTCACGACGGTAATCCTGACCATCGGTGGCGCAACCACCAGTGCAACGGGCCAGATCATCGCGTCGCTCGACGGCGTGATCGAGAACCCCGCGTAAGGAGGACATGATGAGCAAGTCGTTCAAAGCGATGTGGCTCGGTGACACCGACCCCAACGCGCAGATCATCCACATCGGGGATCTGCGTTTCGTAAAGGGGGAGACCACCGATGTTCCTGCTGACCACGAGCACGCAGAGATGCTGCGCGGCAACCCGCTGTTCGCAGTGGATGGCACCAAGGCGGACACGACCGAAGCGCACGAGCCTAGCGCAGAGGAGCTTGAGTCCCGTGCGGAAGAGGGCACCGAAAAGGGTGCTCTCAAGACGCAGCTTCGTTCGCTTGGGCATGACGTGAAGGGCAACCCGAGCGTTGAGACCCTGCGCAACCGCCTAGTCGACGCGACCAAGTAGGTGGCAACCGTCCGCCACATCGTGAATAGCGCCCTCCGCAAGATTGGAAGACTTGGCGGGGGGCGCGAACCGCGTGTGGCGGACAGCACGGAGGCGCTGGCAGCGCTTCAGGGGCTATACGGCTCCTGGATCGCTTCCGGCGCCTTTGGGCGTCTGGAGGACGTTGCGCCGATCGGTGTGACGTACACGACATCCGGCAACGAGCGGATCATCCGCACGGGAACAGAGCTTGAGGTGGTGCTGCCTGAGTTCGTCTCGAACGGCACGATCAACGACTACGGCTCGGAACGCCGCGGCTATTTCGGTACGGTGGTGAATATCTCCACCCAAGGCGACCAGATCATCGTCGACGTTGAGAACTCCCAGCCAATCGGCTGCGTGACGCCTCCGCGCGATGGATCGGTCGTCATCATCACGGATCGCGAGGGCGGGCAGACCGCTTCCTGGCTGTACGACGGCACGCTGAAGGTATGGCAGCGGCTGGATAGCTTGCAGATGGATAGCGAGGCGCCACGGTCGGCTGCTGATCCTGAAGGGCTCGCTGCAACGCTGGCTCTGGAGCTTGCCGACACCTTCGGCACGGAGATCGGCGCCACCACCAACCGGCAGGCGATGCGGTTTCAGGTCGCGATGACGCACCGGTACGGGATGCAGCGGCAGGCTGTGCCCGGCGTCTACTGCTGATGCCTGCCGTTCCGCTCGGTATCGGTTCCTACAAGCGCGCTGACGGGCTGGTCCCGGAGGTGGTGCTTAAGAACCTGTACCTCGAAAAGGACAAGAGCGGGATCAGCCCTGATCAGACGCTACGCATCCAGCGGCCCGGCTTGGCACCTCTAGCCGATATGTACGCGCAGATCCGGGGCCTGCACTTTCGCACGTCGACCGGTGAGCGGCTATCGGTAGCCGGCGCCGCCTTGGTGTCCGGCACCACGAGCAAGGGTGTGATCCAAGGCACAGGCCGCGCCGCGTTGGTGTCAACGCCGTTCGTGACGCTGATTGCTGCGGATGGCGTGGCATATCTCTACGATACCGCGGTCGCGGCTTTGGCCGTGCCCAACGACGCGCCATCGGGCGGCTATGTGCAGGATGTCGACCAGCTCAACGGCTACGGCATAGTGCTGCTGCCTAATGGCCGGTTCTACTGGCTCGTGCCTGGCGAGACGGCACTGGACGCGCTGAACTTCGCGACCGCGGAAAGTCTGCCTGACAAAGCAGTCGCCGTGCGCCGGCTGGGTGACGAGTTCTGGATATTTGGCACGCAGAACGTCGAGGTATGGCAGGCGACGGGCGACCAGGATGCCCCCTTTCAGCGAGCTTCCGGCCGCAACTTCGAGCGGGGCTGCATCGGGCGTGACGCCGTGCGCAGGTTCGACAATACGCTGGTGTGGATCGGTGACGACTTTCAGGTCTACCGCGCTTCATCGGTCCCCCAGGTTATCAGTGATCCGGGCATCAGCGAGCGCATTCGCAAGGCAACCGGCGATTGCTCGGCGTGGGTCTATGGCTTGGACGGGCACAGCTTCTACGTGCTCACCATCCCCGGCCAAGGTGCGTTCGCCTACGACGCTTCGACGCAGGCATGGAGCGAATATACCTGGCCTGTCGCGTTCGGCTATCAGGAAGCGGGAGCGATCATTGCGGGCTCTGCGATCGATGGGCGGCTGTGGAACGTCGACGCGAACGCCACCACTGACGATGGGGCAGCATTTGAGCGGGTGATTACCGGCACCATCCCCGCGTTCGGCAAGACGTTTCGTAACGACAGCGTATCGATCGGCGTCGGGGCATCGGCAGACACAACGGTTCGTTTGCGCTGGAAAGGCGGGCAGGACGACTACCCCGCCTATTACGACGAGATTGACGTGCGCGCCCCGTTCGATGTTGCGCAGATGTGGCGGCTCGGGACGCCTGACCAGCCCTATCGAACGTTTGAGATCAGCATCATCGCACCGGAGCGGGTTCGCATCGCGGGATTCATGGCGAACGAAGGCTGGGCCTGATGCCTAGCAAGCCATACGTTCGTGTTTCGCAGCTTCAACAGGCGCAGCCGATCGTCGACAGCGCCGGGCGACCTGCTGCGTGGTTCGTAAGGCTGATCAATGACAATAACGGCAACGTCGCGGCTGCGATCAACGCAATCGCCACTCTGCCAGCCATTCAACAGGCGCTGCTCGATCTGGACACCGCCACCCAGGCTGCTCAGGCGGCTGCTGTGGCCGCTCAGACAGCGGCTGACACAGCTCAGGGCACGACGGACGCGAACAAGCGTGAGGCGGCTCTACAGGGCAGCTACATTGAGCCGGGAACGGTCCTGTCTGCTACACCCACTACGATAACAATCACGGCCCACACCCGGCGCTATGCTGACGGCACCAGCGTTACGGTGAATGGCGGCACGATCGCGGCAACCGCGATGAGCGACACCGATTACATCTCCTACAACGACCCGACGCGAGCGGGCGGCGCTGTCATCTATGCCGTCAGCACGACCGCGCCGATCCAGACAGGCGATACCCATGTGGTCGGCGCCGTGAGCATTCCAACGACGGGAACGGTCGACGGCGGTGACGGTCCCTCCCCGCCCGGCCGCGTGCTGCCGTACAAGCTACAGGATCTGCAATAATTGCAGCGCTGCGCCCACTGTCCGACAATGCGTCAAGCCATGCCTAATCAGGACTGATCGCCATGTCGATATTCGGGGACGTTTTCAGTTCCATCGTTTCCAGCAAGGCGACGAAGAAGGCTGCGAAGATCCAGGCGCAGACCACTGACAAGATCTTGGCGGCGAACAACGCCAACCAGCAGTTCATCACTGGGCTCAACCAGCCGAACATTGATCGCGGCGCTGCCGCTAGCGATCTGTACGCCGGCCTGCTGAACGTGGGCGGCGATCCCGCAAAGAGCGCTGCTGCTCTCGATACTTATCGAACCTCAACAGGCTACCAAGACCTGCTCAAAACTGGGTTTGGTGCTGTCAACGCCAATGCCTATGCGCACGGTTTCGGTGACAGTGGCGCAACGCTTAAGGAGTTGCAACGTAAGGGCATGGCACTCGCCGACCAGAACCAGCAAAACTACCTCGGCAACCTGAACAACCTCATCCAAACAGGCAACAGCGCGATCGGCAACGTGTCGGGTGTGGCCACTCACACAACCGATGCAAACGCTTCGGCCAACCAGACGCTCGCAGATGCACGCGGCAATGCGGCGCTCAACAACGGCGCGATCTGGTCGAACCTAATCAAGACGACCGATAAGAAGTTCGACAACCTCGCATCGAGCTACATGGGAGGCTTTGGCGGCTGATGGCGATCGACTTCGGCACCGGTATTCGTGCGCTCCAGGCTTATGGCGAGGAAGCGTCCCGTGATCAGGCCATGCGGCTCAATGACCAGCGCGGGCAGCAGCAGGCCTATGCCTTCAATCAGGGCGTACAGCAGGACCGAGCGCGGCCCGGACTGATTGCACAGGCTCGCGGCGGCAACTTTCAGGGTGCGCAGGATGCGGCCTTGGGCGGCGGTGACTTCGACCTCGCCAAAATGATTGGTGGATTGCGCGACGACCAGCTTGCCGAGTTCCAGCATCAGGCTGATGTCGTCGGCACTCTTGTGCCGAAGCTGGCGACACTGCCGCTCGAGCAGCGTGCATCCGTGGGAGCATCGGTGCTCGCGCAGGCAGGCTTCACGCCTCAGCAGCTGCAAAGCATGGATTGGTC